CAAAGTTGGTGAACGTGGCGAGGAATTCTTTAGACCCAATGTGGCAGGCGAAATTATTCCAAACGATCAAATTTCCGGCATTGCTGGTGCAGCCAACAATAGAGTTGAAATTATTCAAAGAGCAGCCAAAGAGATTGCGGATGACACTGCCACCTTGGCCAAGCTCACAGATGTAGACTTGAAAAAGGCACAAGATGCAAGTCGGCTGCAAGATCGACTGCGCAAACTCAAAACTGAGTTGGCCATAGATGAAGTTGAGTTGTTGGAAGAACAAAAAGATCAACTGACAAAAATGCTGGATGCCATGGAAAAATCTATGGGCAAAGATGCTGCGGCCAATCTGCGTAGAAGCATTACAATGCAACGTGCCATGGGTGGTAGCATGGGCGGCGGTTCAGGATTACAAATGCCGTCGGCACCTAGCATGCCTAGCATGGGCGGCGGCCAAGGCTTGCAAATTGCCAGTCAAGATGATCTAAAAAAACTTGGACTAAACATCAAGGCCGGTGATGTGCAAGCTGACAATGCTAAAATTAGTCCCAAACTGATAGAATTAGCCAAGGCCATTCAGGGAGGTGTACCAGGCTTTGGCTATTTCAGCAGTTTCAATGACAAGTTTCACAACGAAAAAGCTCCTTCAAGCAAGCATACAGAAGGAATTGCACTAGATTTTACAGTGGCGCAACCTCCCAGTATTGAGGATGGCAAAGCCATTACATCATGGCTCAAATCCATGGGTGCCAGTGTAGCCATTGACGAATACAACAGCCCCACTGCTAAATCAACTGGGGGACATTTCCATGCTCAGTTACCAACCTTTGCAGACGGTGGTACCCTGGGTGCTGGGCAATTGGGTATTGCAGGCGAAGCAGGCAAACCAGAATTAATCACTGGTCCTGCTGAAATTACTCCTATTAATGAACTCATGAAAGCATTTGGCAGCTTGGCAAGTGTGATGGCACAGTCAGTTGACAAATTGGACGAGCTGGTTCGAGCACAAAAAACCAACAATGATATATCAAACAAGATCCTGCGTGTGCAACAGTAATCACGGTAAATAAACTACTATGGCAGATAAACAACAAGGTTCGTGGCGCAAGTACTTCAAAGTCGCAGACAATTCAGGTGTGATGAGCCCAATCTCGGGCAAGAATCAATTTGGCTTGCCAAACTATCCCCGCAACGATGGTAGCAATGCTTCGACACAGGCAGACTTTGTGTTTCGTAATTATGCCAGCCGACTGCCTGAAGTTTACTCAGGCCATCCCAATCGCGTGGAGCGTTACAACCAGTATGAGAATATGGACATGGACTCGGAAGTCAATGCCTGTTTGGACATCATTGCTGAGTTTTCTACACAGATGTCAGAAACCAATGGTACGCCGTTTGAAACCACTTATCATGACAAACCAACTGACCACGAGATTAGCATCATCAAGAAACAACTGCAACAGTGGGTCAAACTAAACAAACTGGACCAGCGCATATTCAAACTGTTCCGCAACACCATCAAGTACGGCGATCAAATTTTTGTTCGTGATCCAGAAAACTTTGAAATGATGTGGGTGGACATGAGCAAGGTCATGCGTGTGATTGTGAACGAATCTGAAGGCAAGCGCCCTGAGCAGTATGTGATTCGTGACATCAACCCCAACTTTCAAAACATGACTGTGGCAGCCAAAACCACCACAGACTACATGACCAACCCTGTGACCGGTACCATATCAGGATCATCAAACTACACCATGCCCAACGGCGGCGCAGGTGGCGGTGTAGGCAACAGCCGATTTATGCATGCCATGAACGAAGCCACACTAGATGCCAAGCACGTGGTACATTGCAGCCTAAATGAAGGCCTGGATGTGTTCTGGCCGTTTGGACGCAGTATCCTGGAACAGATTTACAAGGTCTACAAACAGAAAGAACTGCTGGAAGACGCTATTCTTATCTATCGTGTGAGCCGTGCTCCAGAGCGCAGAATTTTCAAAATTGACGTGGGCAACATGCCAAGCCACTTGGCCATGCAGTTTGTGGAACGTGTGAAGAATGAAATGCATCAGCGTAGAATACCTACCATAACAGGTGGCGGGCAAAACATGATGGATAGCAGTTACAATCCACTGTCTATCAACGAAGACTACTTCTTTCCCCAGGGTGCTGACGGACGTGGCTCTAGTGTTGACACACTGCAAGGCGGTTCAAACCTAGGTGAAATTGACGATTTAAAGTATTTTAACAACAAAATGGCCCGTGGTTTGCGTGTGCCTAGCAGTTACTTGCCCACTGGACCTGACGACTCAGACCGTGCAATGAGCGACGGAAAAGTAGGCACAGCACTCATACAAGAGTACAGATTCAACCAGTATTGTGAACGTTTACAGGCCTTAATTGCACAAAAACTTGACGACGAATTCAAGATGTTCTTGAAGTGGCGTGGATTTAACATTGACTCCAGTTTGTTTTCAATTGGATTTAATCCACCTCAAAACTTTGCCAGTTATCGTCAAAGTGAACTGGATAACACACGTATTCAAGCATTCATGCAGATGGAGCCGTTGCCTTACATGTCAAAACGTTTTTTGCTTGAACGTTTCTTGGGCTTGACTGAAGAAGAAATTAAAGAAAATGAAACTATGTGGCGTGAAGAAAGAGACACGCCTAATATAGAAGCGTCAGGCAGTGATCTACGATCAGTGGGAATCAGTCCTGGCGCTATGGAAACTGACATTGCCACTGGGGAAGAAATTGGTCAAATGGAACCGGCAGCTCCGGGAACACCAGAAGTAGGATCAGCACCTGCAGGCCCTGTAGTACCTGGAGGCGTGGGTGGCGCAGGCGCCCCGGCTGCATAAATATTAACATGATACTCAACGAATTTTATCACAAAGAACCTGAAGCCTATCAAGATCTTGAGCAAGATAATAGCCAACTTGAATTGGGTGATTTGCGTAAAACTCACCTGACTCTGCGTCAATTGAACAAACTGCGTCGCATGAATGATGTGCGTACAGTGGAATACAAAGAAAAACTCAAACTGGTGCGTCAGCAGTACGCACCTGCCCCTGCCGCCCCGGCCATGTGATTTATGGCCTTTTTGGCCTCATAAACCGCGTGTTTTTCTCCTGATGTGTAAATAACATTACACTTTACCTACAGGAGTTTTTCTATGAACAAATTTGAACAATTGATCGAATACGTGATCAATGATGAAGAAAGCAAAGCACGTGAGCTTTTCCATGATATCGTCGTGGAGAAAAGTCGTGAGATTTACGAGAACTTGATGGCCGAAGAAGCCCAAGAAGATCTTGAAGAAGCCGAAGATATCGAAGAAGGCGAAGACGATCTTGAAGAAGGCGCCATGGGCGGCGACGCTGCTGACAACCTGATTGACGACGTGGAAGCTGAAGAGCAATCAAACATGAGCATGGAAGGCGAAGAAGATTTCGACGGCGACGATGACAACATGGGCGGCGACGATGATGGTGATTTTGGTGGCGACAACGGCGGCGATGAACCAGCTACCAAAGACGACATCATGAATCTTGAAGACAAACTAGACCAGTTGATGGCCGAATTTGAAGACCTAATGGGCGATGCTGCTGACGGCGAAATTGACGGCGATGGCGATGGTTTTGGTTCAGACGAAGGCGGCGACGCTATTGAAATGGACGACACTGAAGAAATGGGCATGATGGAAGCTGTGACGCTTAAAGCAGCCCCAAAGCCAGTGACTTCTGAAGAAGGCGGCGTCAACAAGAAGTCTACAGTGGCCGCTAATGCAGGTGCTAAAGGCCCAATCGGCAACTCAGTCAAACCAGTACACGCTGGTGGTGAAATGGGCGGCAAACACGATGCAGCCGGCGCTTACAGCAATCAAACTAAAGACTTGATCGGCAAAGTTGGTAATTCACCAGCCCAAGGCACACAAAGTCCAAAGCCAGCTACCAAGCCAGTAATGAGCCAAGCCAGTGGCGTTAACACAAAGAGCCCAGTAGCTCGCGGTTAATCGATGAAAACACTAAGAGAACAACTTACCTTTAATCAGGCCAACATCCAGGTTCTAGAAGAATCTGGACCAGATGGCCACGGTAAGAGCCTCTATTTGAAGGGCATTTGTATTGAAGGCAACAAGCGCAATGCAAATGACCGTGTCTACCCATTACATGAAATCAGCAAAGCAGTTAACACGATTAATCAACAGATTAAAGAAGGTAACTCAGTATTAGGCGAAGTGGATCACCCAGATGATTTAAAAATTAATCTAGATCGTGTGTGTCACAGTGTTGAAGGTATGTGGATGGATGGCGAAGCCGGATGTGGCAAATTAAAGATTTTACCAACCCCCATGGGCGAGTTGATCAAAACGTTGTTGACATCTGGTGTTAAACTTGGAGTTTCAAGTCGTGGCAGCGGCAACGTTGACGACAGAACAGGACATGTAAGTGACTTTGAAATAGTCACTATAGATGTGGTTGCTCAACCCAGCGCACCCAATGCATACCCTAAAGCAATATATGAAAGTCTCATGAACATGAAGTACGGCCATAGACTGTTAGAGGTAGCCAAGGAAGCGGGCGAAGACAACAAAGTGCAAAAGTATCTCAAAAATGAAGTTGTAAAACTCATTAGAGAACTTAAGATCTAAGGAGAATCTACAAATGTTAGATGCAATCAAACCATTGTTAGATAGCAACCTGATCACCGAGGAAACTCGTCAAGAGATCACAGAAGCTTGGGAAGCCAAGTTGAGTGAAGCTCGTGAACAGGCTCGTGCAGAACTCAGAGAAGAGTATGCAGGACGCTACGAACATGATAAGTCAGTAATGGTTGAAGCCCTGGATAAAATGGTAACAGAAGGTTTGACCGCAGAGATCCAAGCAGTGGCAGCTGAAAAGCAATCACTAGCAGAAGATCGTGTCAAGTTCCAACACAAGATGACAGAATCAGCACAGAAGTTTAACGGCTTCTTGGTTTCGAAACTTGCAGAAGAAATTGGCGAATTGCGTAAAGACCGCAAGATGCACACAGAAGGACTAGCCAAGCTAGAAAACTTCATGGTGCATGCATTGGCTCGTGAAATTCAAGAGTTTGCCGCAGACAAACGTGACGTAGTGGAAACAAAAGTCCGCTTGGTACGTGAAGCCCGCGCAAAACTTGAAACACTCAAAGTACGTTTCGTAAAAGAAAGTGCTGAGAAAATGAGTCAGGCTGTTAGCCGTCATCTCCGGGATGAACTGGGTCAGTTGCAAGAGGATATCAAAGTTGCTCGCGAGAACAGCTTTGGTCGCCGTATTTTTGAAGCCTACGCCGCAGAATTCGGTGCTACTCACTTGAATGAGAAAGCAGAAGTCCGCAAGCTCTACGCTATGCTAGAAGGCAAAAATAAGCAATTGAAGAAAGCCATTGAAATCTCACAACAAGCCAAAGTTGTTGTTGAGTCAAAAGAACGTGAAATACGTATGATCAAAGAAAGCAATCAGCGTCAAGACCTGATGCAAGAATTGCTAAGTCCTCTAAACCAGGAAAAAGCTGAAGTCATGCGTAATTTGCTGGAAAGCGTCCAGACAAGCCGTCTGAAAAACGCCTTCGAAAAGTATCTACCAGCCGTGTTGGAAGACCGCTCTGTGAAAGCCACCAAAGTGATCACAGAAAACGTTTCCGTAGCAACTGGGGATAAAACTGTTCCAAGTAGTCAACAGGAAGATCGCGGTAACGTGATTGACCTCAAGCGCCTGGCAGGGTTATAAAATTAATTTTTTAGGAGACTTAAATGTCACAAGAACTATTAGAAAGCCGCTGGGGCGAGACCAAAGAAGCATTGCTCGAAGGTTTGAACGGCTCAAAGCGCAACAGCATGGGTGTTATCTTAGAAAACACTCGTAAGTATTTGAAAGAGAACGCAAGTTCTGGTTCAACAGCCGCTGGTAACATCGCAACATTAAACCGTGTGATTCTTCCAGTTATCCGTCGTGTAATGCCAACTGTTATTGCTAACGAGTTGGTTGGTGTACAACCAATGACTGGTCCAGTGGGTCAAATCCACACTCTGCGTGTACGCTACGCACAGAGCTTGACAGACACTTCTGCAGCCGCTACTTCTGTAACAGCTGGTCAAGAAGCATTGTCACCATTCACAATTGCTACAGCATACTCTACTGTACCAACAGCAACAGCTACAGCTACCAACTACACAGGCGGTGCTACAGCTACTATGGAAGGTACTGGCGGTAAGCAAATTTCTGTGCAAATCTTGAAGCAAGCTGTTGAAGCTCGCACACGCAAGTTGCAAGCACGTTGGACATTTGAATCTGCACAAGACGCACAAGCCATGCACGGTATTGACGTTGAGGCAGAAATCATGGCCGCACTTGCTCAAGAAATTACAGCTGAAATTGACCAAGAGATTCTATTGAGTCTACGTTCATTGGCTGCAACTGAGTTCACATACAACCAAGCTACCGTTTCTGGTACAGCTACATTCGTTGGTGACGAACACGCCGCATTGGCTGTGTTGATCAACCGTGTTGCTAACTTGATCGCCCAACGTACACGTCGTGGCGCTGGTAACTACGCTGTTGTTAGTTCAGCTGCCTTGACAGTATTGCAATCTGCTACAACCAGCGCATTTGCACGTACTACAGAAGGTACATTCGAAGCACCTACAAACACCAAGTTTGTTGGTACATTGAACGGCGCAATGCGTGTGTTCGTTGACTCTTATGCAAGCGACACAACACCTGTGTTGGTTGGTTACAAGGGTTCTTCAGAAGCAGACGCTCCAGCATTCTACTGCCCATACATCCCATTGATGTCTTCAGGCGTTGTGTTGGATCCAAGCACATTCGAACCAGTCGTGTCATTCATGACACGTTATGGTTACATTGAACTTACTAACACAGCAAGTTCTTTCGGTAACGCTGGTGACTATGTGGGAGAAATTGCCGTTTCGAACTTGTCTTTCAGCTAATCACTGCAAGGCTTATTCAAAAAGCATCAAAAAAGCACCCTTGGGTGCTTTTTTGTTGGCTAAGTATCTGGTATGATATACAACCTTGATCCAAACTGTTATTATTCAAATCGTGCCTATCTTACTCAATGGTTTTACGATGATATTATGGTAATTGTAGATACCGAAACTTTGCCTTTGCGCAACGAACTCTATCGCGAGAGCAATTTGCACCCCGAAAGTCAACGGCTACAACAGCTGATTGATCAGCATTCAATTAAACAGCATGTGATTGATGTGACTCATAATGTGTTGCCTGTACATACTTTAGAAAAAAAACTAACTAGGCCAATACTGACCAACGATTGTGAATACTATTATCGGCCACAGTCGGGTGTGGTATTTTTTCCTGTATTCCTTTGGGGATTTAGTTTGCGAAATCGTCTGTGGCAGAACAAAGCATTTAGTTTTGATGCTGGATCCAATAAAGTTCAAGAAATAATGTGTCTTAACAATCGTCCACGTTGGCACCGAACCTGGTTGTGGGCAGAATTCAATCGTCTCAACACAATCTCTAAGATGACTTACAGTTTTGCCAATTTAGAACCTGACAGCGTTTCTTATACCTATCCTTGCCCACTATTATTACCCGGGGAAGAGCCTGATAACACCCGTAATGATGTTGGTGTGGATTTAAAAATTTATCATGACACCGCAGTAAACTTAGTTACTGAAACCAGTGTAGATGATATTTTCTTGACTGAAAAAACCTGTAAGCCATTTATGGCCAGACAGATACCTATTATAGTATGTGGTGCTGGAACAAACAAGTTTCTGGCAGATATTGGTCTGGACATGTTTGAAGACATCGTGCCCTGGCAGAGCTGGGATAGTGATTCAAACAATCAATCAAGACTAGAACAGATTGCTAGTTTTGTTGACTGGTGGGTGCGCAGTGGCACAATCATGGGCACTTATCAAGACTTGCTGCCCAGGATTGAACGTAACAAACAATACTTCCATAGCGAAGCTTTTAGACAACACATCATGACTCAGATGAATCAATTTAAATTTTAAACCACGAGAGATATTGTTCTACTTTTTTTATAACACTAGGCCAGTCGCCAAATTTGGGTTGTCTAAACAATCTAGCAGTGGAATACCAGGGTGAACTATCTCTATCTAGTAACCAGCGCCAGTCTGTGGCAAAAGCATTAAGCATGACCCATACAGGGCGCCCCAACGAACCAGCTAGGTGAGTAATGGCAGTATCTACACTAACGATAACATCCAAGTGCATCATAAGTGCGGCAGTGTCAGCAAAACTGCCGATTGATCCTGGCCAAAGTCTAAGCCCAGCGTCGGCTAGAGCCTGTTCTTCATCGGACGTGGCATCTACTTGTAGACTGATCCACTCATACTCAGGATGACTCTGGATCATGGACAACACCTGATCAAAAGGTACACCTTTGTGTTGATTGAGCCAGGAGTCTCTACGACCACTCCAAGAGATTCCCACACGCATTTTGTATTTAGGTCCTAGGCGATCCTGCCACTGTTTCATTAACTCAGGATTGGCGTTCATGTAACTTTGGATTTTGGGCAAGTTATCCAAGGTCACACCAAGTATGCCTGGAATGCTCATGATAGGAACCCAGTAATCAAACTCGCCCATGTCATCGCCATAGCCGGCAACCTGTTCTATAATGTCGCTGGTGTTTAACAATGGAATCAATCCGTCTGTGACTTGTAGTTTGACCCGGGCGCCCATCAGGTGTAGATTGTAAACAAATCTCACAAACTGAATACAATCACCGTGACCTTGTTCGCCTACCACAAGAATAGTTTTGCCTTTAAGATCTTCTCCACGCCAACGTGGTTGACTTAACTTGGGTTCTGTTCCTACCAAATGTTCGTAGTTCCAGCGTGACTCATAGGCAGGCCAACCACGCTGATAGTCACCACTCAACAGATAGCTCACGGCCAAATTAAAATGTGCTGTTACATTGCTTGGTTCCAACAATGCGGCATGTTGAAGAAACGGTATGGCACGTTTTGGATGCCCGCATTCACGCATGACATTGCCGTAGTTGTTGAATGCTGCGGCTGAATCAGGGTCTTGTACAAATGCCATGGCATAACATTGTAATGCCTGTTCAGGGTGTCCTTCGGCTCTGTGCTGGTTACCAGCGTCAATTAACTCAGTAGTATTCATAGGGGTATTTACGCTCCTAGCGAGCACTATTTTACATTTTCCATAAATACTTGTCAACACAATCAGGTGTTTTATGCGGTTTAACCCGCCGCGTAGCGACTAGAACTCGCATCGGACTTCTTTAAGGAGAAACAAAAATGGGACGTCCTCTTAAAATACAAAAATTATCAACTGGATCAGGCAACGGCGGCGCAAGCGTTGGTGTTGACCTTGGCTATCCTAACTTTAATAGTTTAACTAACCCTGTTTTCAACAGTCCAGTTCAAACTCTAAACGGCACTCAATATCTTGGTGTTGTTGGCGGTGCAGGTCCAACTGATACCCCTTCAGCAACCAATCCACGTGTTGACGTTACTGTTAACATTGCCAACCCTTCGGGCACAGGAATTGGTGTAGCTCAAGGCTATATCATCCGCCAAAAAGGTTCTCACAAGTACCTAGTAGGCGATGTTACTGGTGTCAACGACGGTTCGTTTGTGGTAGGCCAAGCCTATCAAATCACTTCTGTAGGCACTACCAATTGGACTGCCGCTGGCGCACCTGGTAATTATGGTGTGGGCACAGTGTTCACAGCCAGCTCAGTTGGGGGTGCAGGATCTGGTACTGCTAATTCAGTGGGCGTTTGTGTTTTGACAAATTCTGCAACACCAACAGTAGGTTTGATGAGCATCAGCTACATTGATGACACTTCATCT